ACCTAACTTCTGATAATGCTCAATTGTAAACTCGGTTGGTATATTAACTTTTATTTCTTTACTCATACTAAATTATATTTTTATTTAATTTGTGGTATAGGAACTACCTAATTCCACTTATAACTAATTTCTTTCTTATTGGGTTATCTACTCTATTCCAATTACAAATAGCTAAACTCATCACACAATCATCATGAGCACCAGCCATGGCCTGATACGATATCTTTCCACTTGGGAGGTATTTGTACTGAAACATCTGTAACTCTCTGTAAAGTGGGTTAAAAAGGTTAGGAGAGGGTAATTCTAAGTTCCCATCTGCTATATCACTAATCAATCTTCTAATTATATTTTCTTTTGAGGTATTTGTGGTTATAAATGGTTTAACATTCTTATATTGTTTTCTAATCATCTCATATACCACATCTCCCATTGAATTAGCTTCTATTAATAATTGTGTATTGTATTGTTTACAAAAGTAAACAACTTTAGAAACTATTTGTGAATATTCTAATCCTCGTTCTCTCCATACCCATATAACTCTACCTGCATCATCCATTATAGTAAGAACAGAGTAATCTTCTTTTGTTCCAATATCTAAACCACCAACGGTTCTTCCTTTCGTAGATATCCATTCCGATAACACAGATACATTATCTATATTAGAGAATACTTCACCATCACCTTCTTGCCATAATGCTTCAAACTCTTGTTCGTATATTGCAGGTGGAAGGGATTGTTTTTGTTCTTCTAAAAATTCTTTACTAACATAAGGTGAGATAGAAGAAGGAGCAGAATAAGAATTATACCCCTCCTCTTCACCTCTTTGGAAATATGAGTAAAACCAATTTTTAGTTTTTGGTGTTCCTGCTACTAAACACTTCTTACCTTTGGCTGTTAAGGTAGGAAGTATTGCTTTGTTAAATGCATCATCTGATATATCTTGTGCTTCATCTAAGAATGCATAATCTACTGATAAACCTCTAATGGTTTCTGGTTTCTCTGCAGAACGAAAATATATACGAGTACCATTTATAAGTGTAATAATCTTTTCTGATTTATTAGCTTCTTTTGTTATTGGTGTTTTTTCAATTGCATCTATTATTTGTGAAAGAACTTTGATAGCCATTGAATAATAAGGTGATACCCATAAAAGAATACTCTTGGGTTTATTTATTCCGTAATATAATAACATATTAATTAGTAAAAGCGTTTTACCAATCTGCCTACCACAAACTAAAGTATAGAACATATCCTCTTTAGTGAGTATATCATCTATTATCTTCTTTTGAAACTCGTAGGGTTTAAATCCTTTATAAAGCATTATATTTTTTTAATAAATCTTCTTTTATCTCTTTATTTAATTTTAACACACCTATACCAGGACCTTTTACTTTTTCTCCAAATCTATCCGTTTCGTAATGTCTATTATCTTCATCACCTGTAAATTGAGATTTTATTTCAATACATTCGTTAGGATAAAATGAAATTAACTCAGCCCAAAATCCACGATACTGTCCAAATATATCATGATAAGCAAGGATACCATCATCATTAACAAATTGTAAATATTTTAAAGTATCCCATTTAATGTATTCGTGTGAATGGTCACCATCAATCAAAATAAAATTTACTTTTTTATCTTCTAAAATATTCTTTACCTTATCGATAGTTTCTTGAGAAAGAGAATCTCCTAAAATAGAATGCACATCAGTAAAGTTTTTATTCCAATTCTCCCATCTTTTTTCTATGTACCCATCAAGAGTTACAAAAGAAGGATAAGGCATCTTAGAATCATCTATTGTAACATCTACACTTATCTTTCTACCATTTGGTAATACACTTCCAAAACAATGAAAAGAACCACCAAGAGCACTTCCTATTTCAATGAAATTAGAATCTTTAGGTAATTCTTTATCTAATAATTGCATTAATTGTACTATCTCATCATCTTGGTACATATACTGATAAAGAGAATCAGCATCTTTTGCTATTTGTGAAAATCTTTCAATGTTACCAAATCTTTCTTTTGAATATATAAAACTCATAATTTCTTTTTTTTAATTAAAAAACTCTCTATGTTTGTGTTTCTTTTCTTCGTGTTCTATTCTTGTTTTAGCAATCTCCATATACTCATCTTCTCTTTCTATACCGATGAAATCCATTCCTTCTCTTACAGATGCTTTACCAGTAGAACCACTACCCATAAATGGGTCTAATACTGTTCCACCTTTTGGTGTTACTAATCTTACCAAATATGCCATCAAATCAGTTGGTTTAACTGTTGGGTGATTGTTCTTGGATGTTAGTGCATATCTTTCTTCAAGTGTTTTAGAATTATGTGCTTGGTTTATACTATATCCTTTTTCCTCTAACTCATCACATCCTTCATTCCTATCTTTCTTTGATGCTTTAGGACAATAAAAGTATCTTGCCCAATCTTCTTCTATACCATCGTGAATAAAGTTTGCTGGAAATCTACCTTCTCTTTCTTCACTACCAATTCTACACTCATCTATGTTTATTCCACCTGTTCCCCATTCCAATACATTCTTTGCAACTGAACCCTTAAAAGGTTTTCTTGCCATAACGATTGGTTCGTGTGCAGGTTTAAGAGCAGTTCCCCATCCTTCGTAGGGTGAGTTTCCTTTTGTTATAATAGATAAATTATCAGTTTTATTTTTAACTGAATTACTACCTTCTCTATTTGAGTTTGCATACTTACCATGACCAAATCCTGCATTTGGGTTTGTAGTATCATGTGCTCCACCTGTCTTTTTTCCAACTACTTCTCTTTCGTTTCCTTGTAGTTTATCTACTGCTTTACCTATATTATGTGATTTGGGAAATCCACTACCATATATCCACATTATCTGGTCTCTTATCTCAAATCCTGCATCTTCTACTGCTACTGCTTGTCTATGATATGTTCTACTATGTGAAAAGGAAAGTAGATGACCTCCTGGTTTAAGAACTCGTAGAACTTCTTTCCATAGAAGGGGGTTGTTTGCAATACCAATTCCATCTTCACCTAATCCATCCCACTCTTTACCCATAAAACCTTTGGATGCTCTTTGGAATGCACCATCTGTTCCATATTGTGCTTTTGCACTATCTTCTTTACCAAATCTTTTTACGATTGATGTTAAATGGTAGGGTGGGTCAGTAACTACTGAATCTACTGAATTATCTTCTAACTCTTTTAACTTTTGGAGACAATCTCCTTTTAATAATGTAACCTTATTCATATTAATTAAAATCAAATTGTATTGAACCTGTTGTTTCTGTTTGGTTCTTACTCTTCTGTGTATTTAATTTATCCCACTCTTCATCGTTTGCAATCATTTTCATCAATGCAATTGACAAGGTTGGATTATCACTCTCAAACCATTTCTTTTTTAACTTAGCCTTCATCTCTAAACGATTATTAGTAATAGCATCTTTTATAGAGTCTAATTCGTTTAATTTCTTATTGTAATAAGTACCCTTAGTTATAGGTAAGAATGCAATAATTTCATCATGCCATGTCAATCTATTATCTTTGATAGCTTTGAGAGCCATATCTTCTAATTTCTTTTTTGAATATCTCATTTGTATTTGTATTCTTCTATTATTTTATAAGCCTTCTTTAACTTATGTACTTTTAACCATAACTCTGGTCCTATTGGAATATCATCTTCTAATTCTATATTCTCAATAGATTTTATTTCTGTGTTAAGAAGTTGTAGTATGTGTTCTATTCTTTCTTCCTTTTCCATATATCTGTATATACTTTTGATGAATGTTCTGATTTTGTCATTACTTCTAAATCTTTTATGTGATTAGAATCGTTTTTACCAACTACCACATATTTTTTATCTAATACTTTACCATTATTACATTCCCAAACAAATCTTCTTACACCAAAGTTGTAACACTTACCATCTTTTTTTACAACAAATTGTTCTCTTGTACCTTTTTTATTTGTTGGTACTTTATTACCATTTTCATAAAATATCGTACCATCTTCCGATGCAGATAATCTTGTAAATGTAGGATGTTTTTTCTTCATAACTTTATTTTTAAAAGGAATAGGAGCATAGATATACCCTATATTATTATTATTC